TTAGTGCTTCCGGACGGGGCCTCGCCTGGTTCGCCGCTTTCTGTTTTGGCATTGGGCTCGGACTCGCCTTCGGACTCTTCGCCTTCAGATTCCTCCGATTCGCCTTCAAATTCTTGACCTTCAGATTCCTCCGATTCGCCTTCGGACTCTTCGCTTTCAGATTCTTGACCTTCAGATTCTTCGCTTTCAGGCTTTTCCGATTCGCTTTCAGATTCTTCGTCTTCAGAACCTTCGGACCCTGACTCTTCAGACTTTTCATCTTCAGATTCTTCAGAACCACCTTCAGACTCTTCGTCTTCAGACTTTTCTGATTCGGCGTCTGATTGCGAATCTTTTTGCCTCTCCTGCTGCCTTTGTTCCTCCTGCTGCTTTAGATGGCTTTCAATGCGTTCCTGTATAAGCTTGGCAACTTTGTAACTATCTTCCGTACATTCAACCTCGTCGATCATCTTGGCAATGTCAGTGCCAATGATCGATTCCACCTTTTCGATTACCGAGCGGTACTGACTGAGAACTTCATCGAATTCGCCTTGACCCGAATACTGACGAAACAGAGGCACAATAAGAACTCCGAACAAACCTTCAAAGTCATCATTAGACAGCTTTTCAAGTTCAGGCTTGAGAAAGTTGTCTTTGTAAAAGTTGCGGGTATTCGAGAGGTTGTAGCTGCTTCCGTAAAAACGATTAGCCATTTCCTTCTCTATGAAGGTGTCTTCAATAATGTTGCAGAAGGCGTGAAAGCCCTCATCCGCAGCCTTCTTCAACCACTTTGGCTGTGTGAAAAGGATATGAGCAACCTCATGATCAAGGAAACCCTGAATCGCGTTGATCAGTTCGTCAGAGGCGTCCTCGTTAATATTTGGGATGTTTACTTGAGTTGGCTCGCCGCTCCTGCTGTAGGCAACATATGCTTCAATCCCCTGATGAGTCACTCTGATATTTTTATTGGCAAGAATCTGAGTGATCTTCTTGGTTGACTCCTTAATAACTGCAATTCTGTCCACATGCACCTCCTGTAATCGCGCTGTGTCATTCATTGATGACTTAATTATGCAGCTATTAAAATGGGGGATCAACTCCCCCAGCAACCACCTCAGCCGTCATTTTGCCGAAATGCTCCTTTAACGTAGCCAGTCTCGACTCATCAGCAGTCCTACTCGGCCCCTTTTCCATTGGGTCTATTATCTGCTGACGATACCTGTCGCACATATCGCCGAATAACTCTTTCCGCCCATCTGAAAAGTCCTGATATTTACCTTGATCTATTTGCGATTCGATCTCATTTGCCCAACGCTGACCAACGGCCTTCTTTTCGAATGTCTTGGATATATTTGGCTGACCCTTGCGCCGAATAATGAATTGATGCTTTCCATTTGCACGCTTTCTGTATGTCGCCATACATCACCTCCCGTCATCTTGTCACACGCGGGAATTGTGCCCAGATTGTGCCCAAGCTGCAATTGGCACATAAAAAAGGCCTAGCATGTTGTGCTAAGCCTTTGATTTTATTGGTAGGCGCGAGTGGATTCGAACCACCGGCCCCCCACCATGTCAAGGTGAATATTGTAAGCTTCCGCTGATCTCTTTATTCATTATATTTCAATGACTTATCCCGTTGCTTACAGAGCGTCTAATCAGTCACCCACGACTTTTCGTATCACTATTTATCAGCAACTTACATGATGCCACTTTTCGTCACTGTGCCCAAATTGTGCCCAGACATAAAAATGCCGCTCACGAAGAGCGGCGTTTACAGGAGGAATGTGAATCAAAACGGAGGTTGATTGAAAATCATAAACTCGGCTGCGTGATCATTCACCTCATTAGCAAGAAGCTTTTTACGGTGAGAGCAGATAAACCGATCTCTGATTTCCTCAAGGTTCAATGGGAACATTGTATCACCATCTACATCAGAATGCACTAAGGTAATGTAAAGGCGATGAGTGTAAGGAAGAAACTGTCTGTAAATAGAACCGCCGCCGATTATCATAAATTCCATCTCAGGCATGGTCTTTTCAAGATCAAGGACGGCCTCGATACTATTCATCGTTTTAACGCCTTCATGTTCCCATTCAGGATCAGAGGTCAAAACTACATTTGTGCGACCATCAAGAGCTCCTGACAAGCTCTCAAACGTGTTGCGACCCATGATTACCATCTTCCCCATCGTATGATGACGAAACCAGCGCATATCGTCTCTCATCCTGCCCCAGGGCAAGCTATTGTCCACTCCAATAACTTGCTTTGGGGTCATCGCGGTAATGATGCTTATCACTTGAGAATTCCCTTGCTGGCCGCCTCAGCGAGGAGATCGATGATCTCGATAACCTCATTTTCGTTTGAGCTTTCAAAGGCTGGTAGGTGGATTGCCCAATCCATCTTCTTCGCCCAGCCGCTTTCATTCTGAATTCGATCTTCAACCTCTTCCTTCGTCATCTGCTTGCTGGCTATGCGCTGAGCCAAACGTCTACGCACAAGACCCTCATCAGCATCGAGAAAAATACTCACCAATTTGAAGTCATGTTCCTTTGCAATGTTGCGAAAGCGCTTTGCGCCCTTTGGATCAACTACAAGAACGGCGGCGCCATTGCTCAGCTTTGTGGTCAACTCATGCCTAGACAGACCGTAGAAATTATTATTGAGATGCTTCCACTCAACCATGCTTGGCTTCTGATCCTCAAACTCCCTCTTTTTCAAGAAATAGTAATGCTCGCCGTCTTTTTCATCGGGACGAATTTTCCGAGATGTGGTGCTGATGAGTCGCCGATAAGAATGCTTGCCCTTGCCAACCAATGCTCGTTCCAAAAAGGATTTACCACTTGCGCTTGGGCCTGTGATTGTTACAAGAACTTTTTCCATCATGCCGCCTCGATAGCTGATTCGAATTGATCGCGGACCTGTTGAAGAGAATCCGCCTCTTCTTTATCTGTTCTGTAAGCCGCCTCAACCATGCGCGGCAGGAACAGCGAGTGATATTCGGCGTTGCTATCTGACGGGTCGAGTATGTCGTTGGCTCGAACGACAATAATCTTATCAATCCACTCAGATGGATGCGCCTCAACATGATCACGCATTTTTTCATTCTTAACAGCCACATCCACAAGAAGCTCACCACAAGAAGTTACGCAGGTCAGTGAGCCAGGGCGACCCTCATTCTTCGTGCCTTCTCGACCGGGTACTATGTCAGTCACCCTCAAATCAACATCAACCTCAAGTTTCAGCTTTACCTGATGCTTACTTGTGCCATCTTTCCAGATGGCATCTGGGCGCTTGATAATTGTTCCTTCTTTACCTTGCTTCAGAAGTTCAGCGTAATGCTTAAATGCCTCGCGCTGACTCTTAACCAGGCGAGTTGGGATCAATTCAACATGCTTCCCATCGGCAGCCGCAAGCCACTTGATGATGCTCTTAAGGCGGAATTGATAGCCAAATTTGTATTCACCTTTGGGCACTACAGACTCAAGCGGAATCGCATCCCACACGAAATAACGCAAAAGATCACCTTCGTTAAATTGACCACCGCTCTGGATGTGATTCATGACGCCATTGGACTCTGCACGCGGGAGAATTTTTCCATCTCGCTCAACAAGAAATTCACCATGCAACTGATACCCTGATGGGATTCGTGTGCGAATCTCCTCAGTAAATGTTTTCAGCGCCCCCAACGGGTATTCAGTCCCCTGACGACTGGTAACCTTAACAATGCCGCCATGTTCATGATCGACGTTGGCGAACATGCCATCTGCCTTTTCCTGAGACAGAATACCCTGCCCCCAATCCCACTTGCTGATATCCACTTTGCTGGTCAAAGAGCAGCGCATGTAAGGGAAAGTTCGAATGAGGCCCTTTGAGGCTTTATTTGCCGTACTCGCTCCAAAACCAGCCCGGAGGTCTTTCCGAATGATGCGCTTCAACAATTCACCCGACTTTGGAGAAAGTTCCAGCATCGTATCGGCAACTTGTGTAAAAGCGTCATTTCCGGTCAGCTCTCTGCGAGCCAGCTTATCGATAAGCACCCACACATCCTCATTGAAGGTAGAGGTTCCTTTGTTGCTCGGCGCTGGAACTTTCTGCATTCCGTATGTGATAAGCGGGTCAAGGGACACAAACAAAACCCGCCGAAAATCATCGTCGTCAATATGACGCTTGATAATTGCCTCTTTCTCCGTCTTCTTGGTGGTCGAAGCGACCTGATCGATTACATCGAAAATTTCATCTGAATTCATTTATCACCTCTCATTTGTGCAGCGATTTCCGCAAGGGTTAATGGTTTTGTTTGCTTTGACGACTTCTCTTCTTCTGGCGACTTCTGTTCTTTGATCGTCTTGTTAATCACCTCGGAGTAGTCAACATTCCTCGCCTGAAGACCTTCCTTCTTTTCTGCCTTCGGCTTAACGATTTGATTTGTCGGTGGCTTGTTTGCAGGCAAGTTGTCGCTCTTGCCGCCAACTTGATTCCACCCCTTAGCATAACTCAGGGATGACTTATCAATTTTTACAATGGGAATCTTCGCATCCTTGCGAGGCTTATAATAAAGCGCCTCACCTTTCTCAATTTCCTCCTTGCGCATCCTGACTGCAGGGCACCCTTCCCTGCGAATTGCGGTCGCACAATCGTTGTAGAGCTCCTTGTCCAAACTGCCATCTTTGTATCTGGCATTGATATGCAAACAAGCGGCATAAGCTTTGCTATGCTGTACATGATTGCAATTGTGGTAATAAGCATTATCACCACCAGCAGACATCCCAACCGGTATCTTTTCGTTCATTACCAACCTCCATAATTTGACGGCAGAGAGGGAGAAGGCGTCTCACGCTTAACTGCACTTTCTAAATTGGGTATTGGTTTAATTATTAATTCTGCACCTTCGAGTGCATAAAAATAATCGGCAGTAATGTAATCACTCAATGTACAATCATTAACGGCCAAACGATGCTCGGAAACCTCTCCTGCATCGTTATACCCAACGATACCCTTGTCATGATGGCAATACCTCTTTGTAGGTGACGTCTTTGAGCCAATCAATGCATCTACATCTTGAAGCGCCTTCCTTACTGTCTTTTTATCGTAAGTTGCTACCGACGCTTGCCCTTTCGCGCCGCACTTGCCCCAACGCCTAACAACAAAGCCTGTATCAGTTTCCTTATTGCGCACTATCAATATGTGATAGTCCTTGGTTCCACTTTCATGCTCAAGGTAATGCTCTTCAACACTAAATCGCTTACTCATAACCTCTCCTGATTCGTCTCCATGCTTATACTTTAGCGTTTGTGCAGCGGGGTTTCAATCAGTTATGACTTAGCAATAGCTTTGCAGCCGTGAGCTTATTGAGTGTTACTGCCTGCCTGTAAGCGTTTATCACCTGCTCTTTTGTGCATTCATTTGGATCAAGACCCGGAGGAAGAATGGCGATGCGAACATTAAAGCCGACTGTTCTTATTTTCTCCCCAGCCTTTACCGCCGCTTTTATCGCTGAGCTCTCACCATCCCACATGAATGTAATCGTCTTGAGGCCATGTTTTTTCAATATGAGAAGCTGCCCGAGTTGGTCTTCAGCGTCACCCTCAACGGCTGAGAGAGACTTGCCAAAAGTGCCTACAGCCTTTATTCGACCGTCATACTGATCCATCGCCAGCTTAATCGCCATAACGTCAAACACACCCTCCCCTATCACAATCTCTCTTGCACCTATGGCGTTATGACCATCGAAGAGATATTTGCCAGTCGAGGCGAACCCTGGCGGAAACAAATACTTTCTGGGTGAGCGTCCGGTAATATCACGACCTTGAAACGAAACAAGCTTCCCATTCAAGTCATAGATTGGGATTATCACCCTTTGAGAGTAGTCCTGTTTGGTTGCGCCGCCGTTCCATTCATATTCAAAGGTTCCATTTTCTGAATATCTCAAGCCGTAATGAGAAGCTGTGGCGATATCGATCCCGCGCTCAGTGAGGTAAACCAGATTCATTCCGTCGATAGGGAGCGCTCTCGACGCTGGAAGATTTTCATCTAAAAGGTCTTTCTTTGGCTGCTCAACCTCAATCTTCTCTCTTTTGGGTTGCCAGCCGATCACCTCAGCTAAATTTTTCAGGTACTCAAAAGTTGCCTTTGGTGACTCCGCCAGTACCTCCTGAGCAAAAGAGAACTTGTTGAACTTCGCGTCACAGCGAAAGCAATTGCCAAGACCAGTCTCCTCATTGAGATAAACCTTCCACTTGGAATTTCCACAAACCGGACACTCATGAACATTCAACTGGCGCCCGGAAGAGCCGAATGTATTCTTGTAATCAACTCCCAAATCATCGAGCAAATACTCAGGCTCGATAACCTCAAGTATCTCTTCCAAATTACTCATGCCGCACTCAATACTGATGTGCAGAATTGCATCCTGGCCAAATCTTGCTTGATTCTGATAGTGAATCCGCCAGCCTGGTTACGAGATGCAGCGAAGAATAGTCGAGCCTCGCCCTTCTGCTGCTCTTCCTCGGTTTTGTTGATAGAGATAACAAGGTCGGCGATTCTGATCTTATTGAAGTCTTCAGCGGCGTGCTCTGCCTTTGCCACATCAGCCTTGAATCCTTCGCGGTTTGTTTGCGTTGCGGAGAGAATCGCACACCCCTCCTCCTGAGCCACCGCTCGAACGTCAACCCAAACACTTTTAGAGTTTGCGATCTCATCGTTCATTCGGTAATTCGGCGCCATGATGTCCAGATAGTCGATAACGATCATATCGAAAGAGATGCCTTTGGCCTTGTAATGCTGAACAAGGCGACGCAAATCTTGCGGAGTCCATGAGCCTGATGGGTACTCATGAATCATGAACTCGCCGCGATTACTACTCAAACCCATTGAAGAAACGGCGGCCTGCACGCTCTCCGGATTCACCTTCAACTCGCCGAAAATGTTGTTTGAGATTGCGGCATCCGCTCTGGAGGCCATAATCATCTTGCCAACTTCCAACGTGATATAGAGCACGTTGTAGCCTGAAGAAACTGCGTAGATGGCAGAATTGATCAGCGCTGTCGTCTTACCCGCCTTAGCTCCGCCCATATAGATTGAAAGCTCTTCGCGACCCCAGCCTTTGTGATACAGCAACTCATCAACCATCTTGATTCCGGTTGTGATGCCATTAGGTTGAATCTTGCCATCGCGTTCATCTTGGCGAGTTACCGTTCTGGAGTCGATTTCTTTGAAGAAGTCATAGCCGGAATTATCAGCGGCCCCGACAGTTAGTGCTTCTTTGATGGCCGATTCGATGCCGCCGAAATCGCTTCTTTCAAGCAGATCGACAGATTTCATAATGGCGTTGCCGATAGCTTGATGTTGAGCAAACGCAGCGACTTCATCCACCACGTAATCACGATCAGAAATGTCCGCCTTCAACAGTTGACGGGCTTTTTCGACCACTTCGCTCTTCATGTCCGAACGAATGCGCTTTCCGTCGATTGCTTCTTTTAGCAGCTTGGCAAAGATCGTTGCATCAGGCGACTTGCGATACTTCTTGAAGTAGCCCTGAGCCAGATTTACAAGCACAGCTTCAGATTTATTCTCGAAATGTTCAGGGGAAATGAGTCCCTCTGTGCGCTCATTAAAGGTCGAGTCCAGAATGGTTAGAGCTGCAATTTTTGATTGGAACCCAGCGTCAAACTCAAATTGAGAAACTGACTCTTGAGTTTCGGCTTCTTGCTGTTGACCGCTAAAAGACTGACCAATCATATTTGCAACCTGTGCGTTTTGGTCAGTCATCCTCTTCAACACTCCAAGAATCGAGAGCGCCAATCCAAGAGATTGAATGCTTGAAAATCACATGAACGAGATAGCCTTTAGCATCGCGAGTACCGTAGACTTTCGCTGTAATCGAAAACTTGTCAAAATCAACAATCCTTAAAAACTCCCTCTTGCCGTCAATTGAAGCAAGCAGCTTCTCGCCAGAATCTTTCCACTCTTGGAATTTGGCTTCATGACCAACGATCTTACGTTTCCTTGATCGCTTTTCTTTGTTGGGGAGTGACAATCGTTTTCTATTGTTTTCCGGCATCATGCTTCTCCTGTTATTCATTCATGACTTATTTTATGGCTGAGTAAAAATTACTTGCACGCCTGACCGAATCCGATCCGAATCGGTCTCTTGCTAATTCTTCTGGAAGTTGGCGTTTGATGTAGATCATTGTCATTAACGCCATTTCGACATGCTCACGTTGAGCCGCTTGGTCGAGCAGATACTGGTTGTATTGATCCTGAATCAAAAGACCAGAGTAGCGCTCGGCCAGATAAATAGGATTTGTGGCGTACTGGATATCAACTTTTTGCTT